TATATCCATCATAATGTTGTATGGAATTGTGAAGGAGGTATCATGGTTAAAGGCGGTGAATTAAATTCCGGTATTACTGTCGGTGGACACTTTGTTTATAATAATACTGTTTTTAACAGTTTTGACCAGGGTAAAAATGATATTATGGCATTGAATACACAGGGAAAAGATAGTAATGGCGACCCCATTGATATTAATTTTGGCACTATAGTTATGAATAATCTTGCTGAAAGAATATATGGAGAAAGAAGTAATGCTGTAGATATCTCTGATAATATGTATGCTGCCAATAATTTCTCACCTACCAAACTTGAAGACTATATTAATTCCTTTACCAATAAAGACTTTCGACCTATTAATGATAATAATATTATTAATCAAGCTGATACCTCCAGTACTAATGCAAATACATATGTTGAAGGCATATACGGTTATAATTCTGATGTTTCTGTTAAATTTAATCCTGGTTCTGGTGTTGATAAACTTACCAGTGATATTGGAGCTATGAATAAAGATGATACTATATGGAAAGCTGGTATCACTTGGAATACACTATCATTAACTGGAAACGCTTTAGATTTATACATCACTAATAATTATTTTGATTTCTTTTCTACTCCTGCTGTTGAAAACAAAAAAGAACCCGATACTCAAAATTACTTTTCAAAACAAAAAAGAACTTCTACTCTTAATAAACATCATAAAAAATTATATAACCGTAAATTATTTACTAATGGAAATAATATTATTCGACATATTAAATATAGCAGTTTAGCTACTAATAATTCCTCTGGTAGTAGATTATTAAAAATTAAATCTGCTGCTATTTACAATTCTAAAAAATAATTTATTTAAGCGAATCCTTCATAAAAAATATACAGCCGATATCAAATAATAAACAACCTGCTACAAGAGGCTTACTAATTTGTTTTTGTTTTATTGCATCTAATGTAAATAATATACAACCCAATGTAAAACTTGTAGAACCTAAAAAATAATCATAGTTTTTTATTGTCATTTATAAAAATAATAATAAAAAAAATTTAAATTAACGACGAGTTTTTCTTTTCTTTCTCTTTCTTTTTTTACGTCTCTTTTTTGTTTTCTTTTTACGCTTTTTTCTTGTTTTTCGTGACTTTTTTTTAGTTCTCTTTTTTCTTCGTTTCTTTCCCCCATCCTGCTTTTCTTCTGGGTTTGATGATAAATGATTATTCGCTTCCATCTGCCTTAGAGCAAATTCAAATTCATTTGGATTGTGACCACTGACATTATCTTCTAATTCTATAAAATATAACCAATCTATATCCGGCTGTGCATTATTCCCATCCATAAACTTCACACCTATTGGAGTTCCATCATTATCATATATTAAATTAAATTCTCCATCTGCCAATCCATCTACATTTTCTGGTTCGCCTTCAAGTCCTTGCCATCCATAAACCTCATCTCGGTCAAATCTTAATTTTAAGTGATTCTCCCCATCATAATTTATACTGAAACGAGGCCATCCACCTGGATAAGTCTCTAGTCCATTTCCTAAAGTTACATTAGATATTGGTTGACCTAATACTATAGATTTTCTACGGTGAAGAGCAATTGGTCTGTGTCTTCCTGTTATATTATTAATCCCTAAATTTGCTTGTAAAATACCCCATTGTCGTGCTGAAAAAACACCTATATCTATAGACATATATATATATAACTCATTTTATAAAATTGAATTATAATTTTCAAGACATATATTTAATATATAAGTATGGATTATCTATACAAACGATATCGCTGCTCTAAAGAAACATTAAAAGATACATTAAATAAATATGGTGTTGCTATTATACCAAATGTATTGAATGAAAATGAATGTAGAGATATGGTCTCTGGACAATGGGACTTCTTTGAACATATTACCCAAAATTGGCAAGTACCTATTGATAGAAATAATGATAAAACTTGGAAAGAATTTTGGAAATTATATCCTAATCATTCTATGCTCATTCAACATTGGGGTGTTGGACATAGCCAAGTTACATGGGATTTGAGACAAAACCCCAAAATTGTTGATATTTTCGCTCATTATTGGGAATGCCCCCAAGAAGACCTATTAGTTAGCTTTGATGGTTTTAGCTTTCATCTTCCTCACGAAATCACCAAAAGAGGATACTTCAGAGGCAATACATGGTATCATACTGACCAAAGTTATAAAAGAAATGAATTAGAATGCATTCAAAGTTGGGTTACTGGAAATGACGTTGAAAGAAATGATGCTACTTTAACCTTTTACGAAGGAAGTCACAAATTACATAAAAAATTCGCAGAAACATTTCCCGATTCTCAAACCCCAGGAGATTGGTATAAGCTTACAAGAGAACAAGAACAATTCTATATTGACCATAAATGTGTTAAAAAATTTATCAAATGCCCAAAAGGCAGTTTAGTTTTCTGGGATTCAAGAACTATTCACTGTGGTGTTGAATCAAGAAAAGAAAGAAAAAATCCCAAAATCAGGTCTGTCGTTTATTTATGCTATAGACCAAGAAACTTTGGCACTCCTGCAAATTTAAGAAAAAAACAAAAAGCCTTTAATGATATGCGTTCTACAAGTCACTGGCCGTGTAAAGCAAAGTTATTCGGCAAAAACCCCAGAACTTATGGAGGAGAACTACCCGTTATTAATCCTATTAAACCCCCAAATCTAACCCAATTAGGAAAAAAATTAGCTGGATTTTAAAATATATATTATAATTATTCAATTTTAAGCATAATTCCAGTCAGCATCTGCATGGGGACCTAATCCAAGCTTCTTTGGTTTATTCAATTTTTTGATAATACCTTCTAATTCTCTAATACGTGCGTCTTGGGTTTTTAATATTCCCAAAATTACATCAAATCTTGGTTTTGTCATCAAATTAGCTTGTTGTAATTCAAATTTCCCTCTATACTTTATATCTTTACTTTTGTATTTAAAAATATTTTCTTTTTGCTGAGAATTCAAATTCTCCAAATGTTCTATAGTTAAACCTTCTTGCCTTTTTTTTTCCTCTTCTTCTTTAATTTTCTCAGCCAAAATAGATTGTTGTTGTTGAAGTGCCTCCATTTGTGCTGTAAGAGACGCCATAATTATAATAAAAAATAAATATTATTATAATTATTCAATTTTCTAATACTTAGCTATTATTGACTTTGCTAATTCACAATATTCCTCACTCGCATCAATACCTATATATTTCCTACCATTCTTTTTTGCCATTTTACACGTTGTCCCTGAACCCATAAATGGGTCTAATACTACATCTCCTTCATTTGACCAAGATAAAATATGGTCTTCTGCCAGCTTTTCAGGGAATATTGCTGGATGTTTATGACTTTCCTTATCTGAACTATTGAATCCCTTACCTACATTATACCTCCAAATATTATTGCGTGGTGAGAAATCCGGCACCGGCTTTATATCTTTCGTTTTTACTAACTCTCCATTTTTTCCTCTATGCGTATTTTTACCCCAATTTGTATGACCTGCCCACTTATTTGGCTTATCACATATTAAATTACCTGTTGATATCTTTCCTTTACTAAATACAAACATATATTCAAAGATTTGAGTATATCTCTTACTCGTTCTACGAGCTGGAAAGGATGATGTATTTTTCTCATATATCATTGTATCGTGCAATTTAAAACCTCCTGCCATAAATCCTAATGCCTGTCTAAAAGATGTTCCTGTCTCACTACCATTTTTTACAGAATCTCCTACTATCCATACTACTACTCCACCCTTTTTTGTTACTCTATATAATTCACTTACTATCTTTTTAAAGTCTTCTTCTTCAAAGCAATAACCCTTATAATCCCTAATATTATCATAAGGTGGTGATGTCACTGTCAAATTTACTCCTTCATTCGGTATCTTTTTCATCATATCTTGGCATAATCCACATAAAACTATCCCTTTTGCTTCCAGGTCACTTTTTTTAGTGCTTATTTTTTTGTTTTCCATTCTTATATTAATAGTATTAATTTCAGTTTATATCAATTTTTAATTCGTTTAAAAGAATCATTACATTATTTAATAATATGCGCAAGAAGAAAAATAAAACTAAAACTTATAAAAAACAAAATATACCAAAGGCTCTTAGGGAACAATGTTGGATTACTAACTTTGGTCATACGTTTAAACATAAGTGTTATATTAAATGGTGCAAAAATACTATTAATGTATTTGATTATCATGTTGGTCATAATATTCCTGAATGTCAAGGAGGAAAACTATGTTTAGAAAATTTAAAACCCATTTGCTCAAGATGTAATCACTCTATGGGTTCTCAATATACCATTACAGAATGGATGAAATTAGATGAAAATATAAAACAATCTAAGTGTTGCTTTTTCTAAATATATTATTATCTGTTAATAATATATATATATATATGTCAGGAGAATCCAAATCAGAAGTAACAAATTTAACTAAACAAATGGAAGACATTAATAGAGATATTAGAAGTCTCGCAAGAGACAAAACATTTATAGAATCACATATAAAACAAATAGATGAAGATATGAATTCAACAACGTGGAAAGATAGCTTTAAAAATAGTTATGGTATTAACAAAAAAGATTGGAAGATAAACTTGGGAGAAATAGCCAGCAAGAAGAAAGCAAAAACAGAACAAAGGAAAAAGAAAATCGTCGAGAATATTCGCAGACTTGAAGAAAAAAAAAACAGAATTTATGGTAAACTTCAAAGATTATATAATCCAATTCTTCCAACTCCCCCAAAAATCCAACAACAGATAAATAGTGTTCAAAAAGAAAGAGAAATTATAGAAAAGAATTTCAAAAAATTTAAAGAATATAAAGTAAATAATCAAGTAAATAATAATGATACAATTATTAGAGAAATTACCACCAAACAAACTATTATTCAAGATATTGAAAAAGGTTTGTATAAAAATTCTACTCCTGGTGACACTGAATGTGAAGAGAAATTAAAAGAAAAATTTGACAAAATGATAAAAAGTGATAAAAGAATCAAACTTAATCGAGTGACGTCCAATACAACAAAATATAAAGAAGCATATAATAAGTATATACATGCTATTATTATTACCTGTTTATCATTATTATTTGGTAATATTATAGAAATTTTGGAACTAACACAACTTTCTTTAAATTTAATAAAAATTTATGAATCTGGTCAGTATAAAAGGTTCAATAATGAGGGGCTTACTATTTTTCATAGACAAATTCGCGATATTATTATAGAGAGTAGATTATCTATTGGAGCTGCACACAGGAATCCAAAAGCCAGCTTTTATGAAGCCAAAATACAGCCAATAATATATGAAAAAAATATAATAGTTAATATATCCCAATTTTTATTTGATAATTGTGCTCAAAAATTCTTAAAAACCCAAAATCCTATTTTAAATTCGATAATAACCTACTTCGGTGTCCTCTCGTTAAAAACCAAAAGAGGAATAGAGAAGTCATCGCGAACTTCTACAGCACAAGTATCTGCTATTGATATTTGGACTATTATTGAAAATACCGCTTTAAAATTATATGATATTGATATAAATATAGAAAAATATAAAAAAGGGATGATTAAAGTTCAAGCACTTGAAAGAGGTAGAAGAGTCAGAAAAGCCCCCTCGTTGCCGTCACGACCACCCTCCCCTCCACAATACCGCAGTTCCGACTCCGATGAAGATATTACATACATGCTGTCCGAGAACTACATCCCCGACGAACGACCAGAATTACAACGTCAAATGTATAGAGAAGCCGGCAAAGATATACCATATTGGCTTAAACGTGGTTTTAAACCCGATCCAAAGAGGATAGCCGCGTCTCGGGCGAGGCGGCGTGCACGTGCTGCAGTTCGTAACGCCCGTAAAGCCACTACCCGCAAAGTAAAATCATTATTTGGAAGAAATAAAAAACAGGGCGGAAGAAGAAAGAAAACAAGAAAAAAGAGAAGAAAAGCAAAACGTACCAGAAAAAAGAGAAGAAAGTAATCATATTTCATATACCCCTCCTTCATTTATAAATCCCATTATTTCTTCGTCATCATAAAATACCTCTTGATATATTTTTAGTATTTTACGTTTTTCTCGTTCTTTTTTATAATCATTTACCTTTTTCACTAATTTTGAAAATATATTACCCATATCACTATATTCTTTATTTATATTATTTTTATGCTTTTTATACATATTATATGAAAGCACCATTACTAATA